CCGGTGCTTCAGGTGCTGCCGCCGGTGCTTCAGGTGCTGCCGCCGGTGCTCCACCAAATTGTTTAATAGCCGCTTGAGTAGCTGGGCCCATAATACCGTCAGCTTTGATCTTTGCACCTTTAGCAATTAAATCTTGTTGTTGTTTTAGCACAGCTGGATCTGATTTGCCACCGCCTTTAGGTGCAGTAGTTCCTGCTGGCGCTCCTGCTGGCGCTCCTGGCTTTGTAGCACCTGGAGTAAGGGCATTAGCGGCTAGTGCAGTAGTACCAGCAACACCCAACGCAGTCTTACCAGGATTGTTGGCCATAGCACTGCCAGCGGCTTTGATACCATTCCACGCTTTGCCTGCGGCGCCTTTAATAGCATTACCTACCGGAGCGGCATACTTGGCTAGTGTGCCCATAACATCTTCTTGTGCCTGCTGTTCAGATTCTACAATCTTTTCACGAAGGCCGTTTACTCTGTCCAATAATTCGTATTCGTTAATCTTTTTCATGGTTAATCCTTATTTTCTTAAACCTGCAATTTTTAACCAACTGCCAAGTTCGTCCATTGCTTCTTGCATTGGAACTTCTTGCTGTTGTTGATCCATTGTTTCTAATTCTGCCACTTTGCTATGCATAGCAGTATCTCTCGGGTGTTCTTGGTGCATTCCGGCTAGATGAGTAATATGGCCTAATTCGCCATGCTCGTCTCCGCTTGGATCCATCTTGTCAATCATGCGTAGCACATGTTGCAATTCTTCTTCTGTAGCATTGCTAAACTCGCCATTTTTAAAATCTTTAACTACTTTAGTCTTGGCACGAGTTCCACCAATTGTAAAATTCTTAGCTTCTTTATTCCAGAATCCACTGATACTCTTAAGCATCTGATGAACGCCGTCTTCGTGTTCGTCTTGGTCGAATCCAAAGTCTTTTGGACTCATTCCACATTCTTCGATGCAATCATGCAAAGTCATTTCCTTATGGCCGAAATCAAGTGTAGTGTCTAGCTTTGCGCCATGTTTTTTAGCTGTATGGATAGCACGGATTAGTCTTGCTTTAGGATGTGATCCGCCCATGCCTTCTGCAACTGGTGGTGCTGGAGGTGCGCCTTCTGGTGGAGGTGCTCCTGGTGGAGGTGCTCCCGGTGCTGGTGGTGCGCCTTCTGGTCCTGGAGGAGCGCCTGCCGCGGCCGCATCTGGTGGGGGCGGTGCGCCTTCTGGTCCTGGAGGAGCGCCTGCTGGACCTCCAGGTGGAACTTCTTCTCCACCAACTGGAGTATCTCCAGCGCCGTCTAGTGCCTTACTGGCTATGATAGTCTGTGCTATATCTTTAGCCTTTGGTGCGTCTTGTTCTTGGATTTTTCCTGTTGCTAAATCTTGCAAATATAATTTAATTGCAGTACCAACATCGTCTTCGTCTGTTAACCCTTCTAGATATTCATCTGTAAATACTGGGCTATCGATAATTCCTTTAAGACTTAGTGTGGCATTAACTCCATCTACACCTGGCTTAAGGCCTGATGCAATTAGTTCTTTGAGTTTATCAAGGGCCTGTGCTTGTAGTTCTACATTAGGACTAAACAGTTGATTTTCACCAGTTTCTTCTTCGCCATCTTCGCTTACAATTTTCTCCATGAAGGAAGTAAAACGTCCTAGTGGATCTAGTGATTCATCTTTCTTATTTAATTTTTCAGTTTCGCGTCGGGCTTTGTCACTCATGTTAGTTACTTTGCCTCTGCCATCTTTATTAGCAGTTTTTTTCCATTCGCCTTCTTCTTTCCAACGAATTACATTACCCTTTTCGTCCTTTTCTTCAGAGCGCAATTCGCTTAGAACATCATCTGGGCTTAATTCTTTTACTGCAACATTTTCACCAACTAGGCGATAGATATATGGAAACGCTGTTTTTAATTCTTCGTTAAAGGTACGAATTGTCAAACGATCGATCCAATCATTTAAAATTGCTTCTGGAATTTCTTGTGATTCATTTGCTTGGAAACTTTCTGCAAATTGTTTGTAGTAAGTAGGACGTTGTAGATTGTGTACTTCTTTTTTCACTTGTTCAATTCGTTCGCTTACTCGACTGTTGATGTCGTCCATTGCTTCTGACAGTGTATCGTTGCGTCCAACATAATTTTTAAACTTACGTAGTTGTACTAGTTCTTCGCTTAGACTAACCACATGCTGGCCAATCACATCGTATGGATTGCCACCGGCTTTAATGTGTTCTGCCAATGCACGAGCACCGTTAAGATGTTTATAAGGATAGCGGAAACGTTCACCTTGTACATTTTCAATCCATATACCTTCGATATGCATTGTACGTCCTGCCGCTAGATCTGGATTAACTGGCTGACTATGTTTAACAATAAGTTTAGCTTCACCTAGATCCTGGTAGCTCATTTTACTAGTGCCGTACATTTTATTTTCCATCATACTTGATTTAGGTGCGGCCTTTGGCTTAGGTGCTGGTTGGGTTACAGGCTGTTGCATGTCTGGTTCTTCCTTCTTTTTTGATTGAAATTCATAGTCTCGTTTATCTAAATTGTCTTTGCCTATGTTTTGCACGTCAAACTTTAATAATCGATCTTTAGCAAACGATCTCAATCCACGAATAAATCTAAACGCACCCTCGTGTTCTTTATTAGCTAGTTCCCCGCTGGTTTGCACTACAACACCGTCATCTTCGTCTAGTGTTATAGTTACAGTACCTATCTTTTTTCCGCCGTCTACATATTCAAATTCAAAAAATCTAGCTTTTGGAATGTCTTCTTTTTTACTTAAAACTTCGGCATGTTCGTCACCGATTTTAATGTCAGAGAAACGAGTTTGTATTTTTCCATACAAATCTACTGCAATTTTATCTAAATTCGTGTTCATGATATATTTATCACATGCCCGAGGAAACGAATATAGGTAAGGGCGGTTCCCAGTCTATTTCCCCGTCTAATTCGCTGGCAACACGCATGAGCTCAAACACCTGCGGATCCCATTCTGCTAGTACTAAACTCATACGAACAATCAGCAATAATGCTGATACTAAGTCATCGTGTTGCCCTTCTTTAGCCTTAAAACTAGTGCCAGCGGCAATAAATGTCTTAAGTTCGCTGATTAAAGGGCGGCTGTTTAGTGTTAATTTTTCTTCTTCTATAAGGTATTTTACCTTGGCGCAAGTGCTAATTTTGTTGCCAAATGTTGTATTAAATCCCTTACGGAATTTTTTAACGTGTCCTCTACGGGCAGGTTCGCTTAAGAAAATACCGGGAAAAGTTTCTTCTCCTAAGTTATCAATCACTACTAGAGCACTTTCTCCCACGGTATTATTTTCAACACTGTAATAAATCTGGTTAAAAGATTCGCCGCCAATTTCTTCTGCAATGTATCTTAAAATATCTCTAAATATTTTAACCTGTCCTTGTACAGGAGTGATATTGTGTTGCCACTCTGCAATCTGTATCATCTCGGGCATTTGGAATACTTCAATAGCGCCATAGTCTCCACCTGTACCTAAACTAGGATCCAGTGCCACAAGATATACATGGCCGGGCGTAGGTTTTTTCCACCAGCGAACTTGCCCTTGTTTGAAAGCAGGCTCTTTACCATTCATCTCTGCCAGTTTAAGACTGCTGATTAAAGTTTCATCAAATACTAAGAATTCGCATCCGTATTCACGACGGAAACGTTCTTCTCCGATACGACCCATCTCAGTTCGCTTCCATTCTTCGTCACGATCCGGATGTTCGTGCCATTCAGCACGGAATCCGTGGAATCCATTGCGTCCAGTTCCGTCTTCTTTTTCATCGCCGTATTCGTCAAACTTGTCTTGGCTGTCTTTCCAAATAATGGCAAATTCATCTTCGTCACTATTTGGCGTACTAGTGATAATCGCACGACCACCAGTTGCTAGTGTTGGGCTGATTGACGTCCAAAATTCTGTAGCAATGTTAGGTTGTACGAAAGCAAACTCATCGCAATATAGTAAGGATATGGACATACCACGACCGGTATTGCCAGTAGTAGTAGCTGAAACAATTCTTGATCCGTTGTCAAATTCTATACTCCCTTTGTTGTAATTAACAACTCCACTACGAATGTAATCTTCGCAGAGTTCATATCCATAGCGGATACGTTGCATAATTTCCTGTGAGCCTGTGTACTTGTGCGCGGCTACTAGGATAGTTTGATCTGGGTGGAACATTGCATACCATAGCAAGTATGCTGATGCACAGGTTGTTTTACCACTTTGACGTGGTAGCATATTAATATTAAAACGATAATCGTGGTATGCTTGTAGCAGTCTTTCCTGATATTCAAAAGGCTCAAACTTAACTTTGCCTTTAACTGGATGCTGAATATGAAAAAAGTTTTTAGCGAAATGCAAATATCCGCTCGTGGGGTCGGCGCACTTTAACAAGTGTTCTACTTGTTCTTCTGTGAACTTTTCTTTTGTATGCGCCTTTTTGGTTAAGACGCCATCGAGTGATTTGGCCATACTTTATTTAATCAAAAAAATAGACTCCGGAGAGTCTATTTGGCACCTTGGACAGGGTGCTAACTGCAACGAATTAGTCTTTTAGTCTGCCATCATTTTCTGCTGATTTTAACATTGCCGCACGGTCAGCATAGCTACCACGCTTAACATCTTTGGCTGCTTTTTTCTCGCCTTTAGTAGGATTTTTAACGTGCTTTAGTGGATCGAACTTTTCTTCTTTAATTTCTTGATACATTTGTGATAAACGATTTACTAGAGATTCGTTATAAGGATTACCGCCGCCTTGTTTTTTACCTGGCTCGCGGCCGCCTTTGCTGTTCATGTCATCGCCATGCATAGTAATACTATCGATACCGTGTGTGTGGTGTCCACGATCGCCGTAGGCACTATTAGCCCAAGTTTCGCCATCATCGGCATCAATAACTTCGCCAATTTGTTCTTCGTGGGCCATAGCATCAACCATATCTCCCATGATAGGTTCTTGATGATCGTGTTCAGCGTCATGATCAGCATGGCCAACACCTTGTTCAATATTGTGTAAAATATCCATTAGATCGCGAACACCTTGCGCACCAGCACCGTTTAAACTGACATTCATACTAACACTGTCTTGTTGTTTTGGTGGCTCACTGTGACCCATGCCGCCCATCATGCCGCCCATCGGGCCTCCGATGATTTCAATACCTTCTTGCTCGACGCTTTCATCGCTGGCACCTGCACCGCCAACATCCGGTCCGTCGGTATGTACCGGAGCAACTTCGTTAGCTTCGATAATTCTTAATTTGGTTATTAAATCATTCAAATTCATTATAGTACCCCTTTAGGTAATTTAACTTGCTTAGTAAAAATATTTGTAGCATTATTTTTTACTTTTACTTGTTTACCAGGAGTTTCCTTCACATGCTTAGGAGCACCCGAAGCTAGTAGTTTGTCATTATACCCTTTAACTTCAGTTCCTTGGTGTTTATCTTTATTCAATTCTTGTAAGAAGCTTAGTACACGTTTTTCGCCAACTAGTTCACTGTAATCACTGGGTTCTTGTTCTGTACCGCCTATTGCTTTACCAGTACGTTGATCATACTGGTGATTAATTTCGTGTTCTTTTTCTTCAGCTATATTTTTAACTTTAACATCGGTGTGAGATAAACTTAAAACTGCCGCAAGTTTATCTTGTATTTGTTTGTTGGTTGCTGGGTAATCTGTAATCACATCAAATACTGTCATGCTAATATTTTTGTGTTCTGGAAATTCGCTGTGACGTTCTTGGATTGGCACACTTTTGCCGCCACTAACTGTAGCAACATGAAATTCGCCTAATGCGGCTTTGATTTTAGCCGCACAATCTTTTGGGCAATCGGCAGCAATTTTTACTTTA